AAATCTGCGTAAGCATTATTTGTATTAGCAAAGTAATGGCTTAAATCTCCTATAACACCTTGATTATAACAATAGTTCTCAAAGCCTTCTATTGTCAAAGGTCGTTCTCTTAATCTATAAACTTCGTCTCCGTCTTTACCTACGAAGTCGTGTACTTTAATTGGATTGCTTTTACAATGTTCTGCGTACTCAGTAAAGTATTTAAGCATTAACTCTGGTGTCTCTATAAGTTTAAACCTACCCATCTATTTTATTTTTATAGTGTATACATATCCTTTCCATTACGGATAGGTAATATGTGTTAAAATCTTTATACCCTTCGTTGTCTTGTTCGTATCTTCTATATAAGATGCCCCTTAATCTTTGGCTTGGTGTCTTAAATGTGTCTACATCTGCCTTTAGGTTTTCGACTATGTCTTGCTCTTCTTTACTAAACGGCTCTTCTTTAATTGCCAAGTAGCAGAACTGTTGGTTAAGCTGAAATATATCCGCAGCATCTTTAGGACTTAGTTCCTGGGTTGCTATTGTAAGCTTTATAGTTTTGTCTTTGCGTGATGCTATGCTTTCAATTTGGCTTGATAGTATTATCATAGTATGCCGTTAATTATGTCGTTTGCTTCGTCTATTGCGTCTTCTTGATCTAAGTAGCTATCTACGTCTGCTATGTGCTTATTTATTAAAGTTTCTGCCATTGAGTAGGTGTAATGTCCTATTGTGGTCATATCGTCTCCGTCTTTACCTGTCTTACATACCGCAAGGAAGTAAACTTTGTGAGTTAGGAGAAGCCATATAGCGTTTAGTTTTCTCATCTGCCTTGACCTTTGTATGCTTTTTCTCTTGGTGTGTGCTTGTTAAAGGACTTCTTTGCAGAGCCTCTTTTGCGTTTGCCAAATGTGGTTTTACTATTGTTCTCTTTAATCTTTGACATAATTCTTTGCGTGTATATCTTTTAAAAACTCTTTATATTGTTTTTTGTCTCCGTACTCTAAATGGCAATCTCTACAAAGGCACATCAAATTGTTAATAGTATCTTTTTGTTTTGTGCCACCCATTCCCCTCGCTTCTATGTGATGTATGTCTTTTCCTACACCACCACAAACCTCACAAGGAACAAACGATGTAGCGTCATAGCCCATTCCTTGTAAGTAAATTTGTGTATGTTTCTGCATAGCTTCCCCATTAAATTTTCCGTTGATTAATAATTAAAAATTTAACTATGCAAATTATTTATCAGCCTTTGGGTGTCCCTTTGGCAATAAGTCATAATCAGTTGTATATTTTGAGTTTTCAGGTCTACCATTTTTTAACAAATATAAAAAAGCATTTACCCTCGCATACGCCCATTGCTCGGCTGACTTTACAACAGGGCTTCGTGATGTGTTATATGCTCCAAGTCCTCTTTGAAATACTGACTTCAATGCGCCAAGTCCTGCCCTTCCGTTTTTAGTATTGCTTTCTTTTTCGTTAAAGTCATCTACTTTATTTTGTAAAGTTTTCTCTTGTTCTGCGGTTACCTTTGCGCCACCTTTACCAGAGGCGTCTCCTTTTGCACTACCTTCTCCTTTTGGATTTGGATTTTTAGTATCAGACTTTGGTGCTTTGGGGCTACCTTTGATGCCACCCCTTTCGCCAACCTCAGCTAAATCTTCTTTATGGTATAAGTACTGACTATCTTCTGTATGTACTGCTCCTGTCATTAATTTGCCACTTGCATCTTTGTGAGTTGGTCCGGTATATAAAGTGCCGTCTGCTAAATAATGCGGAACTCCTACCTTAAATTTGTCTTTGTCAATCTCTTGTAATTTGTTAATCGCCCATTCTACACCAGAAGTCCCACCCCAAGCGTCCCACATTAACCCACCGCAACCTTCACTATAAGGTACATCTTTATGTTGCTGATGTCTTTTAAAGGAAGCCATACGAGCAATCGTATCTCTGCTTATTGGTTCTTTGTTTGCTAACTGCCTTGCTCTTGCTTTTCCTGTTGCTTCTCCGCACGAACCCCAACCATTTTTCTCTGCCCATTCTATTGCCCTCTTTGCGTTATTAGTTGCGCCCTCTGGATAGTCGGTATAGCTATCTGCAAACTTGCCACCTGCAAGGATAGCTTTCCAAACTTGCATAGCTTTCTCTTCGGTTTCAAATACGCAGCCTCCGTTACCTATCTTATATTTTCCGTTTGAGCATTTTATTATTGGCATAGTTTACTATAAATATACTTTCTATCTAAATTTATCTCATCAAAGTTATACTTCTTTTGGCAGAACTCAAACAACTTCTGTCCGCTTTCTTTACGCATATCCGCATCATTAACCAAATTCCTTATATGTATGTTCCAATCTTTTTGACTTCTTACATAGTGAACGGGCATATCTAAGTAAGGATTAACCATACTAACTATGGCAGGGTTCTTTTTAGAAGCCGTTTCTAATACCTTAAGATTGGACTTCATAGCGTTAAACTTGTTATCTACAAGCGGTATTACTGAAATGTCCGAGTCCGTATATGCTCCCATATATTCCGTAACCCTTGCATAATTGTAAATTGTAGGGTTTAGCTTCAGTCCGCAAGTAAAGGCATCAATCATTTTATCCCAGATAGGTTTCTCTGCATCGTTGTAACCTGCTATTACAGTTCTTATATTCATACCTTGTAGCCTTTTAAATGGCTGCCTAAGTATTTCAATATCCCTTTCGTGCGTTCCGCTTCCTGACCAAAACAATCTTACTTTGCTATCTTCGGTCTTGTTATCCTGGAACTGCTCTTGTCCGTAAGGTAAAGCGTTCGGTAAGATGTGTACGTTCTTATTGTATGGGCTTATCTCTGCTGCTAACCTTTCGTGTGTGCAGGTACAAAGGTCAGCTATCTTTAAGTAGTCGGTAATCTGTTTGCCTATGTTATTGTATTTGTATCGGTAATATAGAAGATGGCTTTCGCTAAGTTCCCAATGGTCATCGTTATCTACTACTAATTTAAAGCCGTACTTAGTGCGCCAGGTGTCCATTTGCTTTGCATCAATCTCGTTAAGCATTCTATTCATTAAGACAATGTCCCAACCCTGCTCAAGTAGTTCGTCATTCAATACATCGGTAATAAGTGCGTACTCTTTTTCTAAGTGTACTATCGGCATCATTATTCTATGCAGTCCTACGCCTGAGTTGGCAGAAGTTATACAAAGTATTCGCATCTTATATTCTTTTGATTGTGGTATATGTCTTGGTATTTTTCCCATACACTTTGCGCCCGTCCTAAACTTTCGTCCTTCATTCGTCTGTAATCTGTTCCATTGCCTACATCGTGTCCTATGTGTTCTGACCTCATATCCGGAAGGTAGTAATTAGTAAAGCCTGATATTGTTGCTCGTTCCCCATAATCTCTGTCTTGCATTCCGTAAGGGTCGTACTCAGTATTGTAACCGCCAACTGCATCTATAAGTTCACGAGTGATAAAGTTATCGCCAAAGGGTGTATGTGTTTTATGTACCCCGTCTATTATTGGTGGCAAATCCTCTACACAATGTATTCCTATTATGCCTGTCTTCTCTATTCGTTGTGTAAACAAAACAAACTTAGCTAACCAATCTTGCGGTAGTAAAATATCATTAGCTAATAAACAAACCGCATCATAGTTCTGAGTTATCCTAAATCCTGCGTTTACTCCGGCTGCTATGCCCCTCTTTTCTTTTGATAAGTCATAACCGGCAAAAGGGTAGTTAAAGTTTTCGTGTGTGTCGCTGCCGTTATCTATTAAGAAGCAATCGGCATTGTAACCAGAGTTAAAAAAGTTTTGCTTAATTACACGCTGAGTTAAGTCGTGTCTGTTTTGTGCAAGTAATAAAATAGCTACTTTCATTATCTTATGTTTGAGCCTATTTCCCTTGCCGGTACTCCTGCATATTTAGTATTTGGTTTTGCATCTCCCTTTACAAAGGCACTTGCCCCCACCATACAATTCTCTCCGATGTTTGCAAACTGGTGTAGAACTGCGTTAAGTCCTATATTAGCACCTTTATCTACAATAGAATGCCCACCTATTTTTGCTCCGCAGCTAATTGTTACATTGTCTAAGATTGTGCAATCGTGTCCGATGTGTGCGTGTTTCATTATAAAACAATTATTTCCTATAAAGGTATCAATCTCAGTACCCGCGTCTATTGTTACAAGTCCTGTAATAACATTGTTATCGCCTATGTAAACTTTGCCCTTTTTTTTATTCCAAAACTTCTTATGTTCGGCAGGGTCTCCGATAATACAATAAGCACCAATGTAGTTTCCGTCTCCAATAATTACGTTATCGCCAATAATAGCGGTAGGGTGGATAAAGTTAGCCATTCTTTTTTTTATTTTTAGGTTGTAAATCGTACCATTCGTACAAGCGTTTAATCATATCAAATATACAATGGCTGCACCATACTGTCAATATAAAATCTGGACTCATATACTTGCGATAAATATGCTCGTACATTTTTAAGATGTCTAAATCTATATTACGCACATAGCCGTTCTGCACCATTTCGTAGTTACTTCTGTAATGATCTAAATAATTGCGGTGTTCTATTTCCATAAGTTCCACATTAGTTTAGATAATAAAGGTGCTAATACTCCTGGTATAAATACAAACGCAAATACATCGGTACATATTGCAGGTAGTAAATATAAAATTAATCCTACCCAAGCTGCTAAACAACTGGTGCAACTGAAAGGCTTGTAATCTAAATACCATTTTCTGTGAAATTGATGTATCTCTACAAAGAATATTGCAAAGCATACTGCTGCGATAATTATCATTTTCGTAATTGTTTTTTAAGTTCTCGTTTAGTTAATTTAAGTTCCCTATGTACTGACATATAAGGTATGCCTGTAACTCTGCTAAGTTCTTTAGCGTTGCAGTTATGGTTAATAGCATACACTCTTAAAAGTTCTGCTTTGTACCAGTGCATCTTGGATAGTTCGTCTTCTACTTTGTTAAGTAAATCTTCGTCTCTGTCGTGTACTATTAATTCAACCTCTAAAGGTTTTCTGTATGTCCTATAAAATTGGCTCGTATTACTTTGCATCATATTAATCATAGTCCTAACTAAATAAAACTTTAATACGTTACGGGTGCGCATATCAATTAATCGTTCTTCGTCCATTTCACATAGCACCTTAAATAGTTCGCTTCTTAAATCGTCTCTTAAATCTTCAGGCTGCATTTTGTCTATTGCTTCCTTTAGTTCTCGGCTTTCCCAAAGTTCTAATATGATGCTATTCTTGTTCATATTCTTTTAGGATTAGTTTTCCGTTCTCTTCGGTTGCTATGTAGCAAAAACAATTTGCCGTCTTTGCTAAGTTTAAGAATGCTATTTGGTAGCTGCTTAACTTATCGCCTATTGCTTTTGTCTCGCAGTAAACCGCTACTCCGCTTTGCGTGTGAAAGCCTACAACATCTGGAACTCCCTTTAAGCCTATGAAGGTTCGCCCCCTAACCGCAAGATTGTTATTACGCCATACAAAGCACCCGTTTTTATTTAGTTTTTGGATAGCTTCTTTGGTTAATTCGTTTGCGGTCATAATACAAAACTATATTAAGAAAACGATACTTTGCCAATTTTTATTTGATCCTCAAAAAATAAAGCTACTGCAACTGCTCGAGCCTGGTTCTTTAACCATTGCTCCGTCCATTCGTCTCGGTACTGCTTTGCGGTTGCGAAGTCCATTTTACTTGCCTTAAAGGTTATTATTTCCATAAGTTTCTTTTTAGCAACTGCGCCATCTTCTTTTGTCCATACCTTAATGCCTAAACTATTAAGCTTTGTAAATACAGATAAAGGGTTAAACAACCTATCAAAAGTTCTATTTTCCAAAACCTTATATTCTTGATAACTGTAATCAATTATCTCTAAATCGGTTAAGTGTGGTATTGCTTCTACTCGTTCTTGTGGCATCATTTTTCTTACTTCGTTTGCTTTTTTCTTATACCTATCCATAACCTGACTAAAGTATGCAGGACTGAAGTTCTGGTA